GAGCAAGGGCCTTCTAATCCCGAGGTTGCAGGTTCGAGTCCTGTCGGGGGCGCAATTCAATACTTGGCGCGCCGTCTGAATTATCCGTAACGAGATAAGCGACAGACACCCCAAGGACATCGGCGACTGTAGGAAGGTCTTCAAGGGGCCACGCCCGCCCGCCGCGCCACCTCTTCGAAATCGTCGCTTGCTGCAAGCCAAGCGCATGTGCAATATCCCCTTGATAAAGGCCACGACGCGCCGCCTCTGCACGAATGTTTGACGCGACCACATCAACAAGATTCGTTGTACTCATGCGGAAAGTATATACCGAATCGGCATAGCTAGCAATAGTTTGGACACTAAAAGTTCGATACGGCTTGATTTTTCATTTTCCGATATGGAATACTAATTTCCATGACATCAACGCAAACCGTCGTGACTCGCGTGGTACGAAACTACCTGCACGACTCTGGAATTTCGCAGCGATCACTAGCCGCCGAACTTGGAGTCACACAAGCCACTTTGAGCCGCAAACTTTCAGGAATCCGCACCTGGTCACTAGATGATCTTGACCAGCTAATTCAAATCGGCGTGCCTATCGGTCTCGATATTTTCGGCGCTGCGATCAATGAAGAATACACACAAAAGGAGTCCAAATGAACCCGCTAAGCAATCTTCGACAGCTTGTTTATGTAATGGACGCACTCTGGGAAGTTGAACGCTTACTTCTTGAATGGCAAATCACAGCAAAAGACGAGCTTTCAGAGTCAAGCAAAGCCGAAATAGCGCTACTGAATCTACGTCTGCAGCTTCGCAGGAGTCTAGAGGAAGGCTTTGGCGTTTTTGGCAATGGAGAAGGTGTAGTAATCGATGAATTTTAATAAATCGCTCTTCGCTTCGTTCGTTGTCTTCGCGTTAATGCTTATCTCAATTCTTATCGCGTCGTTCATGTTCGACGGCTACCGAATCACTTGGCCACATTACGCGGCTTTCGGCACTGCTCTTGCCTGGTACGGCGTAGAGCTTCACAGGAGCGAAGAAAAGTGACGCGAACGCTTACAGCTAACGCTAGCGTCTTCGCTATCCTTGACGCGCTCAGGCGCGCAGGGTGGGGCGAGCTACGTGGCCCGGCCTTCCGTTGTCACCGCGCTATTCTTGACTCGCTTGTTGCCGCTTCGCGTAATCAACGATCGGATTACGCAGGATTCTTCACGATCACCACTAACCAGCTTGCAGACCGCGCCGGTTACACCGATCGACATGTACGCGCTTGCTTACCTGACCTTGAAGACCTTGGCGTGATTACTTGGCACAGGGGCGGCGTTGTGGAAGGCCGCCCGCGTCCTGGACACATGCGTATCAATAAGAAGACCCTTGTTGACCTGGTACACGCCGCGCGGCCTGTTTACGACCGTCTTCTAAACCAGCGTCGCCGTGAAACGTCTGAACGTCTGCGCAAGCTCAACCGCGCCGTTCTGTTTCCGCAAAAACCCCGCCGCGTTTCTGTGGATAACTCCCATGCGGAAATGGTTTCAGCCCTTCCTCTTAACAGGAGAGCAAGCGCAACCAGCGCGCTTGCTCATGCACAGAACGTCTCTCCCGCTGTGGATACAGCGGTTAAGAAGAAAGGACAAACTGAATTGCGTGTAATCACTTTCCAATCATACATGAATAAGAAGTACCCGAACGCTCACACTGATCTATGGGCTATCTGCGATATTGACCCGGTAGCACAGGAGCTCGCAGAACGCGGCGCAATGACTTATGAAGAGATTCGACGGCTTGAAACTGACTTGCATGTAGAACATGCGAACTTGACCGGCGTTAGCGTGGTAGACATATATGAACGCTGAGGACGATCGTTACCGAATCAAGATCGCTATTCACTCTGTTCTAGACAGCATTCTAGACGCGAAGGAAACACTTCCTAGCTCCCCCTTCTCATGCTCTACAACGCAGCTCAAAATACATACGCAGCTTAACGAAGCTCATAACCTTATGCTGCACGCGCTGTATCTCACTAACCAGGTGGACTAATGCAAGCGACAGCATGGACCGAAGAAGACTGCGCACACTTCCTACAGGTCGATAAAGAGCTATTGAGGAAGCTAAGGCAACGCGGCGGCGGCCCGCCGTTCGTGAAAGTAGGGAGAGCCGTTAGGTACATTCCCGCGCACGTCTCACGTTGGCTAGACGCTAACGCATCGACCACCACACAGACCGAACAACGACCGCTAATAATCTCATGAAAGACGATTGGACCAGCCTATCTTACAAGGAACGCAGAGCGTTCACGCTGGAACTTATCCGCATGTACGGCAACATCTGTTGCCTATGCGGACTGAGGATTAAGCCAGGCGAAGAGTCATGCGAACACCTTGTACCAAGAAGCAAAGGCGGACGAACGAACTTCGTGAACTGCAGACCAGCTCACATTAGTTGTAATTGCTCTAAGCGAGACACTGAATATTTAGGCCCTGCAGCGGTAATTTACGACGGATTGTCTTCGCTGATCGACGCGCAAACCCGTTTTTCTGGCTAAAAGCACGGTGGTACACCGTGCGCTAGCTCTGAAAATCCCCCCCCCAAAACCATCTAAAAAAAATGGAAGTTGCAAAAAATGGACTTTGAAGACGTCCCGTTATCTACCGAAATATTCGGTAAATATACAGGGGATTCAGTCGAAAAGCCCGGAATTGTGGAAGATGCCTACCGTAGGCAAATAGATTCACTCAAAAAAGCCGGGTATTTAGACGACACACACGCCGGCCTTATCTCCCTGGTGCTCAAAGCCGCGCGCGCTGTCGACGATATTAAACCGACCGACGCAGCTAGCGGACGCGCTCAATTGTTTAAGGCCCTCAATGACATTGCGGACAAGCTACCGCGCGCCGTTGAACAGGCCGCTGACCCGTTGCACGCCTTGACTGCCATTCTTGACTCTCGCACGCTTCCTATGCCCGCTGACCCACGCGAATAACTAATGTTTACCCACTTCCCACCACCTACCTACGGCCCGCGCCGTGACCCTGCCTATCTCAGCGAAGAACCGCGCCTAACCGCGCTGTCTCTCTCGCTAGGTAAAGAGCCGCAGCCCTGGCAACGGTACGTGTGGGACGTAGGGACGCAATTCAAGTACGACAACGACGGACGCAAGATTTACAAGTACAGTGACGTTCTTGTAACCGTGCCCAGGCAATCCGGTAAAACAACGCTACTTCGCCCGCTTCGCATTCTTCGAATGATCGAAAACCCCGGCGCGAGGCTGTTCGCAACCGCACAAACCGGTAAACACTCTTCACTGCGCATGTTGGACATGATTAGCGAAGTTGAACATTCCCCGCTGTCTTCGTTCTTCAAGACAAGGAAGGGCAAAGGCGACGCGGGCTTAGAACTGACAGCGAACGGCTCGAAGCTCTCACAGTTCACTCCAAACGAAGAAGCTATCCACGGCGAAACAGCTACCTACGTTGACCTTGACGAAATTTGGTATTTCTCAAAAGCCCAAGGCGACGCGATTCTAGGCGGCGTGCGACCCTCCGGCGCGACACTCTACGGGAAAACTCAACGCTGGTACACGTCAACGCGTGGCACGCTCGCAAGCGAATTCATGAATGAAATGGTAGACCGTGGCCGTAAAGGAGAAGATCAATCTCTCTGCTATATCGAATTCTCGCTACCCGAAGGCTTGGACTACAAAGACCCCGCGAACTGGTGGAAGTTCCACCCCGCGTTAGGGAACACGATTACCGAAGCCTTCTTAGCCGACGAGCTCGCACATATGAGTGAAGGCGAATTCATGCGTGCATACATGAACAGGCTAACCGACGTGCAAGACGCAATTATCCCGCTGCAAATGTGGGACGACCTGGCAGACACAACAGCTGTCCCGCCGGCCCTGGACGAACTAACAGTAGCGTTCGAAGTCGCACCGTCTAACGCGTGCTCTGCCGTTGTTGCCGCGTGGAACACCGACGACGGCCCCGCCGTCCGTGTCCTGCACCAAGCGCCTGGCACGGCGTGGCTAATCCCCTATTTAAACGATCTTATGGACCGTGGAATTACTCGATTCACTGCGGACGACGCAGGACCGGTTAAACGCATCTTGGATAAGATCGGCGACACGCTACCCGTGCAACGAATTTCTTATCAGGAACGCCGCTTAGCTGACCAGACGTTCATTACCGCCGCCCGCGACGATCACACGCTAATTCATGACGGCGCTAGCGTTCTAAGGCAAGCGATATCGGCCGCGCAGATTCGCCGCGTGAACGGCATGGAACTACTCGACCGTGAGAAGAGCTTAGCGCCTATCCCGTCGCTTATCGCCGCGTCTATCGCGATCTACGCAGATACGCATTGGGTGGAAGACTACGTACCCAGGATTGTTGCGTAACGTCCCGCCGAAAGTATTGAACGACCCTGAATAACCCAAACCAAGTCGATTAATAGACGCGGGTGGATACGCGCGCGTTTTATTGCCGGTATGGACATTCGTTCGAAACTGCTTTCCGTGATCGGCTTCACGGCCCGCGCCGCTGCGCATGAGTCGCTAAACAATAAGCTGACCGCTCTACGATCGCAGACGGACGTTCAACCTCTCTCCCCCGAAGTCGCCGTATCGCTTTCCGCTGTTTACAGGTCAATTAGCATCATTGCCACGGCTATGCGACAGCTCAGTTTGACAGTTGAACGCGGCGGCGCACAACTTCCGGCGAAGGATATTCCCGCGTGTATCCGGCGGCCGAACTTGCATCAATCACGCGGCGATTTTATCGAAGCGGCGACACTCTCCCTCGCATCGACCGGAAACGCATACATCAAAGTCGATCGTTTCGGCGACAGCGTGGACGCTCTGACCGTTCTTAATCCGTGGGAATGCCAAGCCGTCATAGACACTAATACAGGTGTGAAGACTGTTTCCTACCGTGGAAAGGTCTATCAGTACGACGAAATCCTACACGTGCCGCTGCTCACGCTACCCGGCGCAACGAACGGCCTTGGACCTATCCAAGCTTCCTATATGGAGCTCTCGACGGCCCGCGACGTTCGCGACTTCGCCGCCGCCTGGTTCCGAAACAGCGGACAACCTTCGGGTATCCTCTCCACTGACCAGAAGGTTAACCCAGACGATCTTATTGCCATGCGCAACGCGTGGAACTACCTTGACCCAGACGGTAACCCGCTTGACATGTCCGCGAACCCGTCACGAATTCGCGTCTTCCCACAAGGCATCTCCTACACGCCCATTCTCATATCCCCGCGAGACGCTCAGTGGATAGAAGCTCAGCAATTCAACACAACGCAGATCGCGCGTATTTTCGGCATTCCCGCGCCGCTCTTACTCGCTGCCGTTGAAGGCAACGCGCAGACCTATAGCAACGTTGAACAAGAGTGGATCGCGTTCACGCGTTTTACCTTGCAGTCGTACATTTCAAAGCTTGAAGACGCTCTAACAATGTGTGTACCGCGTGGTAATCGCGTGAAATTCAACGTTGAAGCATTGCTGCGCTCGGATACCGCAAGCCGCTACGCAGCGCACAAGACAGCTATTGAAATCGGACTGTATTCCCCGCAATACGCCCGCGAAATTGAAGGTATCCCAGACACAGCCGCACCAACCCAGACAAACGAAAACGAAGGCGAAGGCGAATGAACCTAGACCAGCTACAGACACGTTCGCTTGAATTCAGGGCGAAAATCGACGGCTTAACCGTTGAAGGTATCGGCGTACCGTTTAACCGCGAAATTGAATTCGGCGGCTGGTACGAACAGTTCGCGCCCGGAAGCATCGACGACGAAGGCGCAATCCTACGCTATGGGCACACCGAACCTATCGGCGTAATTACCCACTCTGAGGACACCGACCAGGGCCGCAAGATTACCGCGCGCATTTCTGATACGCAGCGCGGCCGCGATATCGCGCAGCTTATCCGAGACGGCGTGCTCACCAAATTTTCGATTGGATTTGAGCCACTCGAATACACCACCGACGAAACCCAGGAGTCTACGCACATCACCTACACCCGCGTGAAGGCGCGTGAATTCTCAGTAGTCGAGTTCCCTGCATACGACACCGCGACAATTTCCGAAATCCGCAAACAACCCGAAACCGAACCCGTGAGGACCCAGCACATGAACATTGAAGAAATCCGTTCCCAGATCAGCGAAGCGGTTGCACCCCTGACCTCTGCTATCGACGACTGCGAACGCGAAATCCGCTCCCTTCGCGCCCAGAATGATCGCAACGCCGAAACCCCGTTCGAATTCCGCTCCCTTGGCGCATACGTGAAGGCTCTTGCCGCACGCGACGAAATGGCAACCCAGGCGTTCGCAGGTGCAACAATTGGCCGCACAGTCGCACGCCCGGCCTGGCTTGGCTCGCTTGAAAAGCGCATGGAAGCAAAGCAAGTCGTAACGAACCTGTTTACACATACGACTGATTTGCCTGCCGAAGGCATGACCATCGAATACGCCGTGAAGAAGGGCGCAACGACTATCAGCGTCGACGGCGACCACAAGGAAGGCGAAGCGCTTCCCACTGGCAAGCCTGCCGAATACGAAGTGAAGTCCGCGCCTGTCCTGACCTACGCCGGCGGCGCTGAAATCAGCTTCGAAGCCGTTGAACGCGCGTCAATCTCTCTTCTTGACGATATGTTCTTTGATCAGGCGTTCGAATATGCGACGAAGATCGAAACGAAGACCCGTGAAGTCTTCAATACTGCCGTGACTAACGCCGAAGCCGCGCCGCTGAAGACGATCGCTAGCATGAAGGACGCGACCGTGCGCGACTGGACCGACTTTGTTCTAGCGTTGATCGACGCATACGACGCAACGCCGTATGTGCTCGACGGCCTGGCAGTCTCGCCGGCCGTGTTCCAGGCTCTCGCCGACCTGGACCGCGCACCCAAGGCGCTGCAATTCTCTGGTGCACCCGTCGACCATCAGGGCACGATTACCCTGCCTTCGGGACGCGGCGACTTCGCAACGATCACCGTTCAGCGAATCCCGAACTGGTCCGGTAACCACGCGGTTGGATACGCCCGCGAAGCTATCCGTATTAAGGAAGCGCCCGGCGCACCGTACCGCTTGCAGGATTCGCAGATTTTCACCCTCACCAAGCAGTTCGCAGTCTACGGCTACGCTTCGCACTTCGCGCCTAAGCCTGAACTGATTAAGGCACTCAAGTTCAATGCAGCCTAACGAAGCTTTGATTAGCGCGGCCGCCGAATACGTACATGCAACCGGCGGCGATAGGCAGTTTGTCGCCGAATGCACAGCGGCGGCGGCCGCGCTAGTCGACCGTTTTATAGGCACTAGCACGGTGCCCGGCGATATCCGACGCTCAGCGATTCTAGAAGTCACCGCGAACCTCTTTAACCGCCGGTCCTCTAGCCGCGACGCATCAACCGCGCTGGACGCTGATTCTACGGCCTCATTCTTTAGGCCCGCGCTCGACCCGCTCACGCCCGCATATCCCATGCTTCGCCCGTTCATGAAAGCCGCGTTTATCTAATGTTCTACGACATTAACGAAATCATTGAAGACGCGACAATACCCGGTCTAACCATCACCTCTGACCCCACATCTCTTCGACCAGCCCTAGCGGCCGGCGAAACCTGCTTGTGGATAGGAGCACCCGAAGCAATCGACTTCGACGGATACGGACAAGGAACGTGCACATGGGCAACCGTGATTGTTCACCCGAACTACCGCGACCACATGGCCGCGCTGCCCGAAATGCTTACACTCGCAGAAATCCTTGAACCGCGCCTGTCAATTACCAGGATTCGACCCGACACAATCGACCTGGCAGGAACCGGTTACCCAGCCCTTGAACTTTCGTTCGAAACAACATTTAGGAAGTGAAAAAGATGGCCGAAAAATTCCCGAAGCTTGGCCCTGGAACCTTGAAGTTCGGCGAAACCGCTAGTGCACGCGAATTCGCCGCGCGCCTGTCTAGCGTGAAGTACACCCCTTCAATGAAGGACGAAGACCCTATCCCGCTCTTGGACGGTTCCGAATTCGTTCCCACCGGCGACGTGACCGGCGAACTGTCTGGAACGTTCTACCAAGACTTCGACAAGACCGGAATTGTCGCATGGACCTACGCGCACGCCGGCGAAGTCATGCCATACGTGTTTATCCCGAACAACACTGAGCAAATGACGTTGAAGGGCAAGGTGAAGATTACACCGGTAGCAATCGGCGGCGACGTGAAGAAGGAAAACACCACCGACTTCACGTTTACGACCGTAGGCGGCCTTCCCACAATCGAGTTCGGACCTCTGCCCGCGTAATCGTGGGAACTGGACGCGGTAAAAGCCCGCTATTCGAAGTCGCAAACGCTAGGGAGTATCGCCGGCGAATGAAAGCCGCCGGCGACTCTCTAGAAGACCTGAAACAACTTCACAAAGACGTTGCCACGCTTGTTGTCGCCGAAGCGCAGCGGCTTGTTCCGCGCAAAGACCAAGACTTAGCCGGGACAATCCGCGCATCAGGTACGAAAACCGCCGCGATTGTCCGCGCTGGTAACAAGCGAATCAGGTACGCAGGAATGATTCAGTGGGGACGAAAGGTTTGGCCCTCTGTCCGCTCTCAAAAGCCGCCGTCTGGCCGCCAAAAGCATGATTCCGTGTACCTTCCTAGCCTGTTCCTCACCCGCGCCGCCGCTGACAGCGAACCGAAGTGGGTAGGAATGTACATCACACACATTGAGAACTCATTAGAGAAAGCCGAATCATGATTCAAAAGACATTCGTTTCATACGAGCTCGCAGACGGACAAACCGGCACCGCGCGCATTCTGGCGTTCGACAAGATCATTGCCGAACGTACATGCCAAATGAATTCATGGGAATTCAAAGACGGCCCGCGCCTGGCCTCAGTCATTCTTTACGCAGCCCTACAGCGCCTTCACGTAATCGAAGACGTGTCCTACGAAGAGTTCGCAGAAAAGATTCTCGTTGACTACTCACCCAGCGACGCGCCCGAAGACACTGGAAACCCTACCCGGTAGGCGAATGGACCGCCGCCGTTGTCGCACTAGCCATGCGAACCGGTATCCCCTATTCGACGTGGATTAGCGAACCCGCCGAAATTCTTGAAACAGCTTTAACGATCGCCTTCAATTCTGAAAAGGAGTAACCACATGGCCGCCGGTAAAAGCGCAATCCTTGCCGTGAAGATTCTTGGCGACTCACAAGGCGCAGTTAAAGCAATCAAAGAAACCGAAGATGCCGGCGGCGGCCTATTCTCAAAGCTCACCGGCGGAATCCCCAACTTTGCCATGATCGGCACGGCGGCCGTAGGCGCGGCCGCCGTCGCCGGTAAAGCTCTGTACGGTATCGGAGAAGCGTTCGACGAAGTAGAAGACACTATCCGCGTAGGCACAGGCGCTACCGGCGACGCGCTAAACGGCCTGGTAGACGATGCCCACGCCGTCGCTACTAGTATCCCCACGTCTTTCGCCGATGCCGGCAAAATGGTAGCCGACCTGAACACGCGTCTTGGCTTATCCGGCGACCAGCTACAAACCGTCTCGAAACAATACCTTGAAGCCGGCCGTATCCTTGGCGAAGACGTTGACGTAAACACAACAACCGCCGCGTTCCACGCGTTCAACCTGGAAAACGACCAGGTAAGCGACGCAATGGACAACCTATTTCGGGTATCCCAAGCAACCGGCGTGGGAATTAACGACCTGGCCGGCAAAATGACCGCCGGCGCTGAAACCCTGAATAACCTTGGATTCAGCTTCGAAGAAGGCGCGGCCCTGGTAGGCGCGCTTGATAAAGCCGGCGTAGACAGCGCCGCGACCCTTGGCGTAATGAAAAAGGGAATGCTTGCCGTCGCTAAGCCAGGCGAAGACATGCAAGCCGCGTTCTTCCGCGTTACCCGCGAAATTGAAGACTTCACGAAGCGCGGCGACACGGCCGGCGCGCTTGACCTGGCCGGTAAGGTCTTCGGCACCAAGGGCGCAGCCCAAATGGTTCAAGCGATTAAGAGCGGTTCCATTAACATTGACGACCTCATGGGCAAGATCGGCGCTACCGGTGATTCGATTCTCAAAGTAGGCGAAGAGACCCAGGACGCGGCGGAAAAATGGACGATTCTTAAAAACCGTGGAATGGAAGCCCTGCGACCGCTAGCCGAAGGAGCGTTTAGCCTGGTAGGCGACGCGCTAGGCAAGCTCATGGACTTTATCGACGGACTAGACTTCACGCCGGTTACAAGCGCGTTCCAGGCGGCCGCGCCGTGGCTTTCTAGCACAGCCGAAAACCTTATGACGCTTGGCTCTTCCGTTATGAATATGGTGTCTTCGGTATGGTCCTTCGTTCAGCCTATCCTTATGCAGTTCGCGCCCGTCGTCATGTCGATTATTGACACGGTTAAAACGTACATTGGCGACCTGATCGGCGTTGTTCAGAACGTCGTTTCATTCGTTACGGCGATTTTTAACGGCGATTGGTCCGGCGCGTGGGAAGCCGCAAAGAACGTCGTTTCGTCCGCGCTCTCACTTGTTTCTAATCTTATTTCCAACATTTGGAACACGATTAGTAACGTCTTCACCGGCATTAAGAACGTCATTGTGAACCTCTGGTCTTCCGCGTGGGACTTCGTGAAAACCGCCGCATCTAACGGCGCTTCCGCACTGTGGAACACTATTTCCGGTATCCCAGGGCAAATTCTGTCCGCACTAGGAAACGTTGGAAGCCTTCTTTACAACGTGGGACGCGATATTATCCAGGGCCTTATTAACGGTATTAAGAACATGGCCGGCGCACTGTGGAACGGCCTTAAGAGTATCGTTTCCGGCGCTGTTGACGGCATTAAGAGCTTCCTTGGAATCAATTCACCTTCGCGAGTCTTTATAGAAATCGGCGAATTTTCCGGCGCTGGCCTGGTCCTTGGATTGGAAAAGAAGAAGAACGCCGTACATAAGGCATACACCGACCTAGCAACAGTTCCAGACCCAGCCGAATTCGCTATCCCTAACCCGCGCTTTGTTGGCGGCCCCGGCGCTGCGAACGATCGCAACGGCGGCGTAACGATCAATATCACGGTTAACGGCGCGCTGGACGCAGACGCGACGGCCCGCGAAATCCAGCGCGTTCTCCAGCGCGCTAATTGGCGTAACCAAGGGGTGCAACTCTGATGCTAGCTTCGTGCACTCTTACAGTTGCAGGTCAGCGCGTTACCGCTCTTGACAGTCTTAACGTCACGTGGGGACGCGATAACGCGACGACCCAGCCGCCGGCGGCTACCTGCAACGCAAGCCTATTCGTTGACGACGCAGCAACCGCGCTGCAAATGTACACGATCGGCCGCAAGGTGACCGTTTCTTCCGATATCGCGACATACACGACCGGAACCCCGTCGCCGTATGCGATCGCGCTTGCAACGCCGCTTTACGGGAAAATCGACGCGGCCGGCCGTATCCGCTCAGACGCAGACGGCGACGACCTAGCAATTTTGACCATGCCACCCGCACAGCCAAGCAACGACCCCGCCGCGTGGGACGCAATACCCGTAGCCGAATCCGGCACAACCTGGACTATTGAAGCCATGCTAGACCTACCGGCCGGCGCTAGCGTCTCTATCCGACCGTGCTATTACGCGTCGCCTTCCGGCTCACCGACCTTCGGCGAAGAAATCGCGTCGATTCGCCAAACCGGAACCGTCCGCGCCGCCTGGACTATCCCACCGCACGCCCGCCGCAAGTGGGTAGGCGTTGTCCTGGTCGCCGGCCCTACCGGTGTCACCTGGAATACAAGCCCCATGCCCTGGAAGCCAGACGCGCGCACCTGGACCGGACTAAACACAATCACCCTGCGAAGCGTGAACGTGACGCGTCCGAAGGAAGCGACAACGATTCAAGCCGAAGTGTTTACCGGTACTATTACCGACGTTTCCCTAGAGTTCAACGAACAGGCACGCCGCCCGGTCCTACAGATCACAGCCGCCGATATGCTCGCAGACCTAGAGCACGTCCGCGTTTCGGCGGAACCGTGGGCAACGCAACCGCTTTCCGACCGTCTAAACAATATTGTTCGCGCTCTCCCTCAATCTGTTACCCCGTCTATCGCTGTGGACCCGGTTCCCGCGTCCCGCTCTTTGATCTGGCAAGACGCAGATAGCCAAAGCGCAGCAACCTTGTTTAAATCGGCGGCGACCAGCACCGGCGCAGTTCTTTGGTCAGCAACGCACAGGCTTACCGGCCCGTACCTCAAATTCGAAGACCCATCGACGCGCGGCGCGCTAGGCAAACTCACCCTTGAAAACGGACAACTGCACGTCTCGGCACAAAAGGCCGCTCACACGCTTTCAGCTTCCCAGCTACTTAGAGAAGGAACCCTAACGCAGTCTAACGGCGACGCAGCTAGCGTTGTCCGCTTGACGTGGAAAGAACCCGGCGTAGACGCAGACGGTAAGAGAACGGCAACAGATCGCACAATCACGATCGCAGATAAGGCCCTTATTTCACGAATCGGTTACCGTGAAATCAGCCTATCAACTTCCCTTGCTATCCAGGCCGAAGCCGAAGCCGCCGCCGCAAGACTATTCCGCACCTACCTACCAGGTGGATTTAACATTCCGCGGCTCACGTGGGATACCCGCGTACACCCTGAGAAGATCAACCCGGACACCCTGGCAACCCTGCTCGACGCGACGCGTCGCCTTGGACTGATGCTATCGGTAACTGATCTTCCCGCATGGTATCCGGCCCGCACAATGACTACCTATATCGACGGCGGACGATATACCTACGAAAACCAGCGTTGGAAGCTTGAACTTAATGCGACGACAACCGCCGCTACCGGACGCGGCTTGACCTGGAACCAACTACCGCCCGTTACCTGGAACAAGTCACGCCCGCTCACGTGGGCTCTATCCGCTCGAATCACCTACTAGAAAGGACAAAGGACATGCCGGCGACAACTAGCACGCTTAAATTGCCTTATCCGCTCGACAGCGACCGACTCGAAGACTTTCCAACGATCGCGAAACAATCCGCGCAGCTGATCGACCAAGCCGCAACTACACAAGCTGTAGTTTTACCCGTATTTGACGATGCTTGGCGACATGACCCAGACGGCGGAATGGTACGTACCGTTAACGGCGTACACCACCTAAACATTTCATTGCGCCGTATTAAAAATAGCTTCCATATGGACGCGAACGGCATCGTTGATATTTATCGCGTTAACAATCTTGTAAAGGTTCCGAACACGCGCGAATGGGTATTCTGTGGCTCTATCTACGGCCCGGGTGTGTGGCCTATGCCAGTGTTCCTAGATAGTGGCCTTGTTCGCGTGCTCTGTTATGGCCCTGTCGATTTTACAAAGGATTCTGTTTACCGTGGTTCGGCGGTGTGGACAGCATGACCATTCACCCGAACTACGCTGTAACCGACGTTCGCGAATCCCCGAACTACGACCCAGGCCGCCCGCTAGGAGACCCAACCGGCATCGTCATTCACTGGTGGGGCCTTCCCGAACGGAATCAGACCCACGACCAAGTTGTAAGCTTCCTACGCAACGGCAACCGACCTAATCCAACCTCAGCGCACTACGTCGTTTCAGCCGGCCGCGTAACGCAGCTAGTTTCCGACGGCGACCGAGCCTGGCACTGCGCAGGAAACAACATGCGAACAATCGGCATTGAGTGCCACCCCGCAGCTATAGACGCCGATTTGCGCACCGTCGCACGTCTTATTGCCGCTATCCGAAGCGATTGGGGACCGCTACCGCTTTCACGGCATTGCGACCACTTTGCGACCGCTTGCCCTGGCAACTATAAAGACAAGCTTGAAACTCTCGACTATCTCGCAACACACGAAGGAGACAATGATATGCAACTCAGCGACCAGGTAACACGCCCGGACGGACACACCGCAAGCGTGAACGACGTTCTGGCCTATATTGACCTGCGCATTGAACGCATCGAATCCGTTCTAATCGGCGGACAAGACAAGAAAGGCGAAGACGGAAAACCAACCGGCGCGCGCACCAACATTTTCGACGAAGCCGCGTGGAACGCAACGAACTTTGCCCGTGTGTACCAAGGTATTGAAGCGCTCTCGAAGCGCGTTGACGACCTTGTAAACCTGATCGAAGTAGGCGCATCCAAGTGAGTGAATCCCCGCGACATGCAACCCCTCAGCCCATCACGTGGTTAACGCCGCAAGTTCGCGCTTGGCTCTACGGTATCGTTACCGCGCTTGTGCCTATCTTGACGATTTACGGAATTGTTGACCAGACGGCCGCGCCGCTCTGGCTTGCCCTGGCCGCTTCCGTGCTAGGAACGTCAACGGCTCTTGCACACACCCCGTTTGGCGGCGACAGTGCACGCGATCGCTGAAATTATCACAGCAACCGGCGGGCTTGGCGGCTTGGCCGCCGCGCTCACAGGCGCAGCGACCTTGCTTGCCGCCCGCCGCACCCGCGCGCAGCTAGAACCGAATCACGGTTCCAGCGTGAAAGACCAGCTGAACCGAATTGAACAAGAGCTAAACGTTCACGGTGCGCAGTTGCTTCAAATTACGCATCGTGTCGACAGCATCGACGATCACGCGCACGATAGCCATTCAGAAATGAGACGGCGCATAGCATCTTTGGAAGAGAACCGCTCACGCCGCAGCTTCGACGACGCGCCTTAGCGTATCGTCTGCTATCTGTAAATAAACTAGCGTCGTTTCCGGCGACGCGTGCCCTAAAATCCGCTGCACGGCAACCAGGTCACGCGTCGCCCTATATGCACGTGTAGTAAAGCGATGGCGAAGCGAGTGCATAGACACGCCGGCCGGCATTTCCCGCGAAATCAACTTCCCAAGCCACGCGGCGCTAATATGGCCGTCTTCCTTCCCCGGAAACACAAAGCCTTCGAAGCGCTGTAATTCGCCGGCAATCTTCGCAGGTAGTGGGACAATCCTTGTTTTATTACCCTTGCCATGAACGATTAGCGCCGTGCCTTCCGGCGTTTCGATTAAATCACGATCGACATTGATACACGCGACTTCCGCGCGTCTTAAACCCGTTTCTACGGATATACGCGCCGCTAGGCGTACCCTCCAATCCCTGGCTAGTAAGCACGCTTGTAAAGCCGCGTCGCTCGCAGGGTGTGGGGCCGCCGGCGTTTTTCGCACGCTTGGAATCTTCGGCACGTCTGTAATCTCACCGTTTGACTTAGCCCACGCGTAGAACCCCTTCAATGTCTGGTGAGCACTGCGCCGCGTTGCCTGTGACCAGCTTTGAGACGCTGACCAATCAATAACGCTAGTAGTTTCTACGCTAAACGGCTCTACCTGGACCCAGCGCGCAAAGCGTGCTAACCAGTCCCGCCGAAGGGCCGCCGTCTTAGGAGTACACCCAGCCGCTAATAAAAATCTTTCATACGCCGCTACCGGTCCCGCCCAACCCGCCGGCATCGTCATAGTGAACATATACAGATAATTACGCGGCGGCGATCAGCTCGCATTCAGGATCGCTACCGGCGTAACCGTCGACAGTCTCCCAATCCCGAGGTTGCAGGTTCGAGTCCTGTCGGGGGCGCAAACGGTGCAGACGCACCCGAATTGTCAGTTACTAGGTACGCGACCGAAACGCCGAGAATATCTGCCACCGTTGGCAAGTCTTCCAAAGGCCAAGCGCGCCCACCGCGCCACCGGCGCGATATCGTCCCCTGCTGGACTCCCAGTGCGCTCGCAATATCGCTTTGAACCACACCGCGCCGCGCCGATTCAGCGCGAATATTTGACGCGACGATATCAACCAAGTTCGTTGTGCTCATGCCGAAAATATATACCAAAAAGGCATACTCTACAACAGCATTTCACAAATTTATACATAATCGGCTTGACATGGAATATACCGCTACGAATGCTATGAACATAGCACAAGCCTTCCTAAGCGACGCTGTCCAGCGTTTCTTGAAGGATACAAACACCCCCCAAACGGTGTTGGCCGATGACCTCGGCATCACACAAGGTACTCTGTCCCGCAAGCTCAGCGGCGTACGTAATTGGAATCTCAAGGACATCGACCAGCTAATGCGTATCGGCGTGCCTGTTGGTTTCGAGACGCTGGCAGCGGCCGCGCTCTCCGAAGAAGGTGAAGGCCGATGACCGGGCCTATGTGGGACGCTATCGCGCACTTGTGTCTATTGCTGACTTCGGCGCTTCTAACAGTGTCCGTTTTCTTAACTTTTCGCGCTCTTAGGAGCGTGGAGTATATGCGCAAGATTTCAGCGCAAGCCCTTGCTTTTCTTACTCAATCCACCTCAACGAAAGACGATGCTCTCACCATGACCAGGTACAGATGTGAATATGACGGTTTAGCTGATTATCTTCCGCTTAGGGAAGCCGTCGATCTCTTTAGCGACACTCCGGTTGGGCCTTATATGCAGTTCGTCCACTCCCGCTGCAACTGCCACTTCCCGCTTGTTGATTTCATCCGTGTTTTGGCTTCTGCCCGCGCGCTTCCGCTCTTGCTCGGACACGTTCGCTCCACACATGAGCTAGTAGAAGTCCTAGAAAACAAGGGTCGATGTGGGAACTAGATGCTGCACCGGAAGCGCTTTGTTGTGCTCGCGCATCAGTTGCATTGCTTCGCGTCTGATCTTCCTACTGTTCGATACATTCACTAGCTCGATCCTTATGAATCTGCTGTGTGGACCGAATGTCCAAGCTACTACCCAGCTTCTTTGATTAGGCCCCCTCACAGATTGCCCACGATCAACCGCACAGCAAAGTTTGCACCGACAATAAACCGCTTCCAAACCATAAGGGTCTATAGGGACCTGGAAAGAATCTGACGGTTCCATATAGCGCACGGCACCCCGGTGGTGCAGCTTTTCACCGTCATATTCCCAAATGACCACATTCCACGCGTGGCCTCGGCCCTCATAGACCACGTTCGTTAGATCTTTCCGTTCCCAGATCCAAACCCGTCCTTCGCTTTGTTCCGCTTTATGCCGACTCCACGTAACAGCCACATAAAACGCGAGGCATAGCGATAGCAGGGACACAAAAAGATTCAGATATTCAGCGACATTGCTCATAGAAAGAAAGTTTATGACATGAAAATCAATAAAACGTTGTTCGCGTCGTTCATCGTCCTGGCCGTTCTGTTGGTCTCGATGCTCGTTGCGTCGTTCACTGTTGATTCTTATCGGATTACTTGGCCTCACTTCGCAGCGTTCGCCACCGCGCTCGCTTGGTATGGGAGTGAGCTCTACCGGTCGGGGGCCTAGAAGTGAGTGATCCGTTGCTCTTGTCCCGTTCTGAGAAGGACTTCCTGTTCACCGCGTTCACTAACGCGATCGTTGTGTTGAACTCTGCTCGCGTTGAACTGCTTGACCGTCATGATGCCACCGGCGTTGACGTCTTTAACCCATGCAGCTTACTTCTCACCGCCGAGAAGAAACTCATCGACTTTTCTAAAACTCTCGGACTCATCGAGGAGAAGGACCAATGATTGTTTACCACGCAGGAAACGATAAGCATTCACTTGCGGGCCCTGTTCACGAGGTTGCAGGTTCGAGTCCTGTCGGGGGCACAACCGGCGCATTGTCGCTAACTAGATATGTAACCGGCACGCCGAACAAGCGAGCAATAGCATCAAGCTCATCAAGCTGCCAGCGTGTCATTCCGCGCCAGCGTTGATTAATTGCTGGCTGTGACATTTCAATCGCCCGCGCTAACGCCGATTGTGTATACCCGCGCCGCGCAGCCTCAATCCGAATGTTCTCACAGACAACGTCGTTAAGTGAACGTTCTAAACGTGCCATATTCATCCGGTTAGCATATTCAATAATCAAACTACATACAATAACTAGCTAACAATTATTCGATTATCACATTGTGATGTAACCCGATAACCAAATTACTTAACCGTCTCTCCTCTCCAACACCACTGTTACCTGTACTGCGAACGGTTAGACCGCGCCTACTTTCACGCTCTTGCCAGTGGAATTAAGGTACCCCGTGGTGTAGATCGTCCCACTGTCACCAAGGGCGATCATTTCGAGGGCATCCATGGTGCGAGTTCCTGCAATGCATCCAATGAAGTGCGTACCGTCAACGCTGACGAGGACGCGGTTAACAATCGGGGCGTAATGCAAGAAGACCTAACCAAACGCCCTTTTTACAGTCGACGAACGCAAGTTTTGCAGCCTCAACATCGACGACACCGTCTCTAGTGAAGGGCATGACCTGGAAGGGTTTCCCCTCCCATTTCACCCCCTGAACGGCCCTACCCCTCAATTGAGCGTTGAAGTCTTGCATGACTTGCGAAACATGACGGGCGTAGTTGAGGACCTCATCTTCTCCTGCATTGATGGAGTCCTTGACTACGTCGCCGAAAGCGTCGAGAAATGAGGCGTTTGTATTCTCAAGAACGGTGATTACGTTTAACGTTCCTTCGACGAGCTCAGTCACCTGATCCCAATCGTTATCGCCGTTCCGAATTTGCTGTAAGACAAAACTCCATGCGGTTTTCATGTCTTCGGCGACTGCGCCCATAAGACTACCACCCCTCCAGTCGATACTTCCCTTAATTCTACGGAGAGACACTGACAAAATTTAATAAACACGTTCGATCTTCCTCTGCCGAAGAGCAACTTCCAATTAGCTGCTTCTCGCGCAATATACGCAATATAGGAGTTCTCACCCCCTTTATTTCCTCGCGTCTCCCATGTACGAATCGCACGCTTCGCCCTAGCATGTTTTTCTCCCGGAAAACAGCCTAGAGTTTGCCTTTATTCTGTAGTTTCACCGGAATTTTTCCTAAAAATCTCACCGAGATAGGAATTTAGGCCTAGAATCTGGCTAGGATCACCCACTCGCACTGTTGCAGGAGTAGCCATGTTCCCTTTGGTGAGCACAAGCTTTACGCCGTCAACGACGGCAATCGGCGCAAATGTATTTTTAACGGCACTTGCGGGAATTCTCCCGCTCCTGCTGTTCTTCGTTCTTCTGGGCGCTTTTAAAGTCAAGACGCACTGGTGCGCATTGATTTCGCTCGTTGCTGCACTACTCATCGCCGTCTTTGGCTACAAGATGCCATTGGGCATGAGTCTCTTGGCAGCGGGCCAAGGCATCGTCTTCGCTCTGATCCCAATTATCTACATCATCATCGCCGCAGTGTGGCTTTATAACCTCACCGAGGTTTCCGGCCGCAGTAAAGACATGCGAGCCGTCTTCAACACGATCGGCAAGGGTGACATTCGAGTCCAGGCATTGATCATTGCCTTCTCGTTCTGCGGTCTACTTGAGGGCCTCGCAGGTTTCGGTGCGCCCGTGGCAATCGTTGCCGCGATGCTTGTCTCACTTGGCCTTCCCCCGGTAAAGGCTGCTGTTGTGACCATCGTTGGTAACGCGATCAACGTTGGTTTCGGAGCAATGGCAATCCCGACAACGACCGCCGGCCGTTTGGGCGGCCAAAACCCCCTGGTGGTTGCAGCCAATATGGGTCACCTTTCTTGGATTTTCGCCTGCTTCATTCCTCTCCTCCTCCTGTGGATCCTTGATGGGGGCCGAGGCGTCGCCCAGTTGTGGCCGATCGCTCTGATTTCCGGCGTCGCAACCGCAGCAGGGCATTTCTTCACCTCAGAGTTCTCCTATGAACTAACCGCTGTCCTCGCTTCACTTCTGGGTTTGGCCGCTTCCTACATCTTCCTCTTGGTATGGACCCCGAAGACGCCCGATGATTACCGTTCTGAGAGCACCCAAGAAGATCGTCCCAATGCCTCGCGAATCACCTTGGCACTTCTCCCCTACGTTTTGGTTGTTGTCGTCATTGCCATCACCAAGTTGTGGAAGATCGGCGTTGATATTGACGCCATTTTCAAGTCCACAGACATTAAGATCCCCGTCCCCGGATTGCACGGGGAGTTGGTAGATTCCACCGGCAAGGCCGTTTCTTCGACGATCTACACTTTCCAGTTCCTTTCCAACCCTGGAACGTGGATCTTCGTCACTGCTCTCATTGTTGCTTTCGTTTACGGTCGCACCAGTTCGGGCGGTCGTTACCCCATGACCTTCTCAAAGGGAATTGCAACTCTCTTCAAGACAATTTCCACCTTGAAGATTTCTATCCTGACGATCTGCTTGGTCATGGGCCTGGCCTACGTCATGAACCTCTCTGGACAAACTGGGGCGATTGGTACCGCTCTCGCAACAACCGGCGTGTTCTTCGCCTTCCTCTCCCCCATCCTTGGTTGGTTGGGAACAGCAGTCGCAGGATCTGCAACCAGCGCGGGCGCGCTCTTTGCCAACCTTCAGTCCACAGCAGCGCAGATCGCCGGACTCGACCCATCAACTTTGCTTGCAGGCAACACGATTGGTGGCGGTATCGGCAAGATTGTGTCGCCGCAGAATCTCACTATTGCAGCGACCGCAATCAACGAACCCGGAAGCGAAGCAGAGATTCTCAAGAAGGCGGCTCCCTATTCCATCGGATTGCTACTCATCTTGTGCGTCTTGATCTTCCTCGCCTCGCAAGGCTATATGGGTTCCTACATGCCCGTTGCTTAAGATCGTTGGGCTCGCAGTCTCGTGGCTGCGAGCCCAACGTCTGCTTCAAAAGGAGTGTCTTATGTCGAAGCCATTGCGATCCTTGGCACTTCTTTGTGCAGCGATCACGCTTCTCACGGGATGCATTCCCTTCGGTTCAAACGCAGCACGCTCACGCTTACCCCAGGACCCACGCTTTGCCGAGTTCACTTACGAAACTGACGGCGAAATCAAGGTCCAAGAACGCACCGATTCCTTCAATGAACGGATGCCCGGGCTTGGTGCAACTCAGGGACACGTCGTGGCAGCCAACTTCCCAGAAGGATGGCTCTTACCCTCACCCGACCATCACTTATGGGTAACAGGCGTCGCAAGTGTTCCTCCTGAGACAATTCAGATGCTTGCCAATGGAAGCGACGGAAATAACGCACTTCTTCCCGGTATCTATCCAGGCCTCTACGAGTACGTCCCCCAAAACTGCCACTTTTTCACTGTTCCCTCCGATCATGCGAATACTGTGCTCCAAACTGATAAGAACAACACTCACTCGAACTGGGGGTCATTCGATATAACAAGCTTCGCGGCTTCCTCGGACTGTAACCTCATCATCGTCACTGGCGAGGGAATCAGGGGCTAAGAAAACGCGTTTCCCCCCAGCTGAGCACCCTCGCGAAGTAATAGAGAAGCCGAACGGACTTCCTTTCGCAGATAAGGGAACTACTACCCGGCCTCGTGAACCCACGAGGCCGGGTTTTTGTTTTTCACGT